CGAGAAGCAACAGCCAGTTATACTAGGTTCATTACCTGGTGTTCCAGCATATGCTGCTGATTCATCCACAGGGTTTAATGACCCTAGTGGAAAATACCCTGGTACGATTTCACATTCTAATCATGGACTTAATGAATCAGATGTATCTAGACTTGCAAGAGGTGAAGATGGTGAAACTCATAAACTTTTAATTGACAGAAGAACAAATATATTTAAAGATATTGTTGCAGCTTCAAAACCAAACATACCATCAGTTTCCACAGATACTGGCGCAGAAGAAAATCCTAAATTTAGTGAACCCAACCCTAGAGGTGTAGAAACCACAGGTACATCTACAGGTGCATATCCTTTCAATCATGTACACGAATCTGAAGCAGGTCATGTATCAGAAATAGATGATACACCTGGTGGAGAAAGATTACTAAGACAACATAAGTCAGGTACCTATGAGGAAATAGTTGCAGGTGGTTCAAAGTCAGTTAAGGTAGTCGGTGATAACTTTGAATGTGTAGTAGGTGGTTCAAATGTTTTTATTCAAGGAAATGTTAACTTAACCACTTATGGAACTAGGAGAGATTTTATTGCTGGAGATTATATATTAGAGGTTGGTGGAAAATACACAAGAAAAATACATGGAAGTGAACAAGTTAAGATTAATCAAAACTTAGAGCAAGCAGTATTAGGCAATCATTCATATAATATTTCTGGTGCAGTCAAAGGTGCCATTGGTACATCTAGTGAAGCACAGAGTAGAGATTTTGATTTGAATATTGGAGGTAACTTTGGAACAACTGTTGGTGGTGACCATTACATTACATCCGTTGGTGAAATGAGTTTACAATCTGTATCTAAGAATGTAAGAATAACAGCATTATCTAATATAGGATTATTAAGTGTTGGAAAAGTATCAATAATTTCTGGTGATGATATGGCAGTTAAATCTCAAACAAAAATAAATATTAAATCAGAGGCAGTAGGTTCAATGACATTTGCTGGTAGTGGAAGCACGATTAATCTTTCTGGTAGTGGAAGTACAATTACAACCACACAAGAAGTTACTGCTAATACTATTGAACTCACAACTCATGTACATTCACAAGGTGCTGATAGTCGTGGTGATACACAAACAAATACTAACGCACCTGTTGCATAGGAGAAAAATATGTCAATAGCAAATAAATTAAAAGTACCAGATTTGTGTGGAGCAGGGTCATCATTTGATTCTGTGTTAGGTGATGTTGATAGTCTATCAAATGAAGCATTAAATAAAATAGATGGTGCAATAGATACAGATGCTTCTGATATTATAGGTGATATACAAACAAAATTAACACCACTTGCAAATAGTATAACTGGTATGTTACCACCATTACCAGATGTTCCTAATATTAATATGCAGGCAGAACTCAAAGCATTAAATAATCTTACAGCAGGTTCAGCACAATATGTAGAAAAATTAGCAACACTTAAAACACAGTTTGGAAGTGCAATAGATTTAGATTCTTTAGATTTAGCAAATGTAGATGTATGTTCATTAGATAATATTTCTTTGTCTAGTGGGGGTGAAGCAGCAACTCAAGCTAAAGATGTCGTACTAGCAACTGCTGGAGAAACAAAAGACACTTTGGCATCTTTAGGTAATTTTACAATATCAGTCGGATAATCTCTTATAAATAATAATTAAATAACTAGGGGTTTCCAATGTCGGCATATAAAGATGCACAAGCTCAAAATGATATCAGTCGTAATGTCAGACAATATTCTGATTTAGATTTATTCTTTACTAAGAAAACTGTAGGTTCTGATGTCAATAAAGTTACTGATATACAAGCAGTTAAAAGGTCGTTAAGAAATCTTATAAATTTAAATGAATTTGAAAAACCATTTCACCCAGAGATAGCTGGTGGAATTAGGGATATGTTATTTGAAAACATGTCACCTATAGTTGCTGCAGTACTAGCGAGAAAGATAGAAGATGTCATACAAAACTTTGAACCAAGATGTCGTTTAGTATCAGTTAGAGCTCTACCAGACTTTGATAGAAATATCTACAATGTAACAATAGAATTTTATGTAGTTAACGCACCCACAGAACTAGTAGACTTATCAGTCATGTTAGAGAGAATAAGATAATGGCAACAAATGATAAAAGACTAAGAGTAACAGAATTAGACTTTGATAATGTTAAAACTAATCTTAAAACATTTTTAAAAGCACAGAACGAATTTAAAGATTATGACTTTGAGGGTTCTGGTATGAATATTTTATTAGATACTCTTGCATACAACACTCACTACTTAGGATTTAATGCTAACATGTTAGCAAATGAAATGTTCTTAGATAGTGCATCACTTCGTTCAAGTGTAGTATCTCATGCCAAGTCGTTGGGATATGAAACAACATCATCAAGAGCACCTTATGCAACAATCAATATAAGTTTATCAACAGATGCAAATACAAAAACAATGTCATCAGGCACAGCATTTACAACTAATATTGATGGTACAGATTATCAGTTTGTTACGATTGCAGATGTGACTGCAAGTAACACAGGTGTAGCTGTACCATTTGATAGTATAAAAATTTATGAAGGTACTTATGTTACATCATCTTATACAGTAGATACTTCTGATGTAGACCAAAGATTTTTATTAACCGATGCAAGAGCAGACACTTCAACACTAACAGTTAAAGTACAAAACTCATCATCTGATACTACAACTACAACTTATACTAAAGCAACAGATATAACACAACTTACATCAGCAAGCACAGTTTATTATTTACAAGAAACTGATAGTGGTTTGTATGAAGTTTATTTTGGTGACGGCACAGTTAGTAAAGCTCTATCAGATGGTAATATTGTACAACTACAATATGTAGTTACAAATAGAACACTTGCAAATGGTGCCTCATCTTTTAGTTCGCCTTCAAGTATTGATGGTGTTACAGGTATTACAGTAACAACTGTTGCAAATGCCACTGGCGGTTCTAACCCAGAAACAATACAATCAATAAAACTTAATGCTCCATTAGATTATGCAGCTCAAGGTAGATGTGTAACAGTAGATGATTATAAAACTTATACTAAAAAATTATTTGCAAATACTCAGGCAGTTTCTGTTTGGGGTGGAGAAGATGGTAGTTATGATACAAGTACAGGGGTATCATCTAACCCAGAATATGGTAAAGTGTTTATATCAATTAAATCTACCACAGGTGAAAATTTAACAACTGTACAAAAAAGTAACTTGGTTGCAGCATTTGCTCCATTCAAAGTTGCTTCAATTACACCAGTGGTTGTAGACCCAGAAACAACATACTTAATTTTAAATGTTTCATTTCAATATGATTCAACAGCAACAACATCTACTAAAGATGAGTTAGCAAGTTTAATAGCTACAACTGTTTCTAATTATAACTCAACAGACTTACAAGAGTTTAATAGTTCGTTTAGACATTCTAAACTATTAGGACTAATTGATAATACAGATACAGCAATATTAAATAATACAACAACTGTTACTATGGGTAAATTTTTTACACCAGTAANTGGAACATCATCATATAATATTAATTTTAACAATGCATTCTTCAANCCACACTCAGGTCATAATGCAGNTGGTGGTGGAGTAATTGCATCTACAGGATTTTATTTAGATAACATTACAGAAACAGAATACTTTTTTGATGATGATGGTTCTGGTAATTTAAGAATCTATTCTTTATCATCTGCAGGAGTTAGAACATATTTAAATTCTACAGCAGGTACAGTAGATTATGCTAATGGTACAATTAGTACAACAGCATTATTAATCTCTGCAGTATCAAATGTAGATGGTACATCATCAACGCAGATTCGTGTAACAGCAATTCCAAAATCAAATGATGTAATACCTGTAAGAAATCAAATATTAGAAATAGATTTAGTTAACACAACAACAGGTGGAACTGTTGACGCACAAGCGACTACAGGTGTGGGATATACTGTTACCTCAACAGGTACAACTTCAACTACAACTGTAACAACACCTTCATCTACACCAACGAGTACGGCATATTAGATGAATGGCAAAAAACGATTCAAAACTAGTCACTAAAGTATCCCCTCTTATTGAGGGTCAGGTACCTGATTTTATACAATCAGAACATCCTAAGTTTGTTAAATTCCTTAAACATTATTATCAATACCTAGAGGCAGGTAGAATTACTTACACAGGTGAGTTAGAATATTTAAGACAACAAACTAATACATTAGAATTTATTTTACAAGAAGATGGTAACAGAACTGTTACTGAAACAGGAACAGGTACTACAGGACTATTTGTAAATGGTGAAACGATTACAGGTGCAACATCTAAAGCAACTGCAACAGTATTAGTAGAAGATGGCAGGAACAGATATCTTTATATATCTTCTCAACAAAAATTTATTACAGGTGAAACTTTTACAGGTGGAACATCTGGTGCGTCAGGTGTCATGTCAGAGTATCGTGCTAACCCAGTACAAAACATTCAACAACTTTTAGAGTATGCCAATGTAGATAATACTATCTACGATTTCTTAGACAATATGCGTGACCAGTTTATGAACGCAATTCCTGAAACATTAGCAACAGGGGTATCTAAAAGAAATCTAATAAAAAATATTAAAGATTTATATGGTGCTAAAGGAACATCAAAAGGTCACGAATTATTCTTCAAAGCTTTCTTAGGTGAAACACCAGAAATAGTTTATCCAACAGAAAGAATGATGAGAGCATCTGATGGTAAATGGACAGAAAAAGTTTTACTAAGAGTTTCTGCCGCAGCCAATGTATCTGGTGATGAAGTAATCAATCAAGTTATTACAGGAGCATCATCTGGTGCAACTGCTGTTGTTGTATCTTCATCTACCTTTACACAAGGAAACTTTGCAGTTACAGAATTTGAATTACAAAATATAGTAGGTACATTTACAGATGGTGAAACAAT